CCGATTGGGCCGACCAAGCCAAGGAATTATTGGGCGGCGGATCGGATGACAAGGATAAACAGGGCCAGCAAGCCGCACAACCCGCCGCAAAGCCCACCCCCGCTGTTGACGTGCAGGGCCAGTACAACAGCGTCACGGTCCCCGCCACGGCCATTGACGGGCCTATTGTGGTCAATGGGGCGTATAACAACGTAACCGTCACAGAGCCAGCCTTCGCCGTGCAATGATAGCCTTCCTATGGCGTAACCCGCGCCTATTCACCGCCCCCCGAAAAGCGCGGGAGGTGATAGCGGCCATGCGGTGTTACGCCCGGTCTAATCCCGTGTGCGCTTGGTGCGGCGGTGGGTCAATCGAAGTTCATCACGTTCTACCCGTCCACCTTGCCCCACAGCAGGCGAGCGATCCGGCGAATATGCTAGGACTCTGCCGCCGCTGTCATTTCACTGTGGGGCATCTTGGCAGTTTTAAGCGGTATTGCAGCAACGTGCGGGCTATTTGCGCGGCTAGACGAGAGTTTATCGGATGATAAAACACTACCCAATAATCACGCCACATAACAGCGATGACCTTTGGACGCTTGACGAAACTTTCGAGATTGAAATTCCCGGCGTTGGCTTGATGCGAATAATTAAGGGTTTTGTTTGCGATTTTGGAAGCATCCCAAAGTGGGCTTGGTTTTTGGTCGGACACCCCTTAACCATTATTTGCATGGTGGCATATCTAATCCACGATGCGCTTTATTCATCGAAGCTCTTAACCCGCAAACAGGCCGACAAAATACTTTTCCAGTTATTGCGAATGTACGGCGCGGGGATTGTCAGATCATCGGCCATTTATTCCGCCGTCCGTTTGGGCGGTCGGCTTGCTTGGACTTATCGCAAAGCATCCAGCGCGAAAGCCTCCCGCCGATACGTCAAGCTGCATCCCTTTATGCCGGTTGGGTGACGGGCGGATCATCTTTCTTTTTGTATTGCGCCCTTACAAGCTGGCATTCGTATTCAACAAAAGCCTTGTCGTCTTCCCATCTAAAGAGCAATCCTTTTAACTCGCTTTCAATAAAGGAACTCATTAAAAAGGTGTGCGCTATTCTTTTTTGAATCTTGCGCGGTATTAATTTTGTCCAGTGCATCGTTCCCACCTTCCAATAATTTTTGCTCTATACATCGGAAACGGCATTTTCGTAAGCAGTACGATCTTCCGCTTTTCCAGCCTCTCACAAGCCGCCGCCCTTGACGACGAATCAGAAATCCAAAAGCATGAAAGGCAACCGCGCTCTTTTATTTCCTCAATTATTTCGCGCTCCCGTCCCTTTCTTGTGCGTCGGTCGTATTTCATTTCTTCCGCCTTTTCCTGTTTTGGAATTTTGCGTAGAATGGACGATGCATCTCTTGCAATTCCTTGCGTGTTGGAATATGGAGGGTCATTTTACCCGCCCGTGTTTTGCCAGAAACTTTAGTTCAAACGGAGTGACCCCCGTGCAAAGTCTACGGGCCGAATAAAGATCAAGCGCAAAATTTAATTCGCGTTCCATCTTTCGGGCGTGGCTTTCCATGTCGGCATAACGAGGGAAAAATCCGTTACCCTTTGCTTTGTCGGATACGGCGTCGGTTAGTGGGGTATCGCTCATTCCTTCACCTTTCCCTTCCTCGGCTTTTTCTTCCCCGCTCCCTTCTGTCCGCCTCTCCGTCCGACCTCGCAGGCGAAGTGAAACGGGCCTTTTGGCTTGCCGCAACACGGGCACAACTTGATTTTGGTCGCTCTCATGTATTCCTTTTGGTTGTTATTTTTACCGACGCGCAAACTGTATCAATTAATAGCCGCTTATTCAACAACTATTTATTCCGCCTATCGAAAGCGCAATAAACACCTTGATTCTATTGGCTATAGTGCCTTATAAAAAAACTTAAAAACCCGGCTTTACAAATAGCCGCTATTATGTCATTCTATATCCATGCAAGCGGGAAACCAAACAAGCGAGGCGAAGATGACAGTTAAACTCAATAGCGGATTACAGGCGGCGGCGCGTATGGTTGACGGCAAACTTTGCGCCTTTCATTTCGTCAATCGCAAGCAAGCCCTTCGCAAGTTGTTTGAATTGGGCGTTGGCTGGCGGATTGAAAATCGCGGCGGTCCCTGCTTTTTTATTGTTCAGGCCTAAACACCCCCACCCCGACCCGGCGGGTTATCCGGGGGAAAGGATGAGAGGATGAAAGAACAACTCGAAAAACTATCAGATATGATCGACACGCGGATCAATGCAATTTTGGACGGCCAGCCAAGTGATAAGGCAAACGCTAAAATTGAGGAATTGCAACTCGTAGACAGTTGGATACGGGATGCCATTGAAGCGGAAGAACAGAAAGAGAGCGATCAATGAACGAATATATCGACTCGATAGGCATCATATTTGTTGGCGTCCTGCTGGCCATCACCGGCGCGTTAATCATTGCTGTCTGGCCCCCGTCCGTCCGGCGGGATGCTGGCGAGTGGGTTAAGCGGGTGTTAAAATGAGAGAACTAACAGACACCATCCTAGACATCGCCGCACCGCCCCAACGTGCGACCTTGCGAGCGTCCGCCATTAAGGTGGGATACCTGAAATCAATGCTGCATATGCGGCACTATATCGAACACGGGCGCGAAGATTCGCCCGGTATGCGGTTCGGTCGGCTGGTACACATGGCGGTTTTAGAGCCGGATAAAAAGCCGTCAATTTGGACGGGCAAAAAACGGCAAGGCGATAAATATGACGCTTGGCTTTTAGAGCAACCGAAAGACTGTGAGATTGCAACGGTTGACGAATGGACGGAGGCCCAAGCGTGCGCCGGGTCTGTCGTGTCGAATGGCCGGGCGGTTGAATTACTGGACGGCACCAAGCGCGAAATGGCGTTGTTTTCAGAAGTGACGCAATACGGTAAAGTGTCCGCCCGGTTGGACGCATGGAAGCCCGGAGTGTTGCCGGACCTGAAAACTACCGGGCAGATTGACCGCCGCTCTCTCGAAAGAACGTGCGCTGGCATGGCGTATCATATTCAATTCGGCTGGTATAGCCGGATACTGGACGCGCTGAAATTGGATCACCTGCCTAACTGTTACGGGATCTTCGTTGAGTCAAACCCGCCCTATGATGTGGCCGTTTATCCGATTGCCAAGGCGTCAGTAATGATGGGTATTATTGAGGCCGGTAAAATTGCGGAAAAATATCGGGCTTGCGAACTTAGGCGCGAATGGCCGGGACAACAGACGGAAAGCGATCCTATCGAGTTGCCGGAATGGGCGTACAAAAATACTGGCGAAGATTTGGAAGCTGGGGATTTGGGCGAACTGTAAAACGAAAGGACGGTCATTATGTCGGATCAAGTTCAAGCGGCGGAATGGAAAAATCTGCGGTGCCTGTACGCCGAAGATTTGAACGGAAAGCGGGTCACTGTTTGCGTTTCCGGTGTGCGGGAAACACCGAAAGAAGCGCGGCTGTTTTGCCAGTCGGGAACGTCCGAGGCGTGGGATGTTTGTTTTGACAAAAAAGACAAGGCCGGACGGACGACCTATATTCAGATCCCCAAGCCGAACGATTATGGAAAGGCGACCGGACTGTTACGGACATACAAAGCGGCGACTGGTGGGGAGCCGGATCAATCGCACGTCGGGAAAGAGATCACCCTCATTCCGGTCAACTCGAAGAAAAGCGCAACGGGTGAGGCGATACGGATCGCCATACCGGAAAGGCACGCATAATTATGGCCGACAAGATTTACATCGGCACCGGCAAATCCCGCTTTTTTCAAGACGGCGGGGAGATCATCGGCTTTCGGCTTTTTCGTGAGGACATCGAAAAGATCAACAGCCACATTGACGCACAAGGCGGCGTCAATATCGACATTTGCAAGCGTAAAAAGCCATCCGACAAGGGCCAGACTCACTACGGGACGATTAACCAGTGGCAACCGGACGGAAAACAGGCAGAAACACCGGCCGCAATGCCCACAGCGGCACGAACGGACGGTGGGACGGTAGATGATAAGGGCGGCGAACAGTTGCCGTTTTAAGGAGCGTTATGAACCAATGGCTAACAATGTCGGAAGCGGCGCGGGCGTGCGGTCGGAAGCCGGGTGGGAATATCGGCAAGCTGATGAACAAGTGGGGCGTGGGGTGGACAATCTACAAAGGGAATAAGGGCTATTTAAAGGATGATGTTTCCCGCATCCCCCACCTCCACCGCACGGCCACGGCACAAGCGGCAAATGATTACATAGACAAACAGACCAAGGGGCAAGCGGAGTTGCCGCTGACGGTCAAGCCCACCGTCAAGCCGGTCGAAAAGGCGGTTAAGCAGGAAAGCAAGCCGCCCGAAACAATGGAGGAAGCATATATTATGTTTGCGCGTAAGGTTGTCACCCAGGCCGACGGATGCGACTACAAGCAAAAATATCAGGATTTAGTTAAGCGGCTGAACGAATTGAAAGGTTGAGCGGATGAACGAATCAGCAATCAAACAGACGGTCACGGCGCGGATCGAAACGCTACTCGCACAACAGGAAGTTTTACAGGCCGCACTTGCGAACGAACAGCGGGAACTCCAAGCGCACAAAAAGGAGTTGATTAAACGCGACGGCGTATGCGAGGAAAAGGCGGCGGTCATTGACTCGTACAAGCGCAAGATCAAAGCTATCAAGACCGCTCTCAAAAATCCCGACAACGAACAGATGCTTTTAACGCTTGCCGGGCCGGACTTCCAACCGCTGGGGGAATGAATGAACGTACTACCATCAAACCCGTATGAACTCAGGGACCGCATTAACGCGATACCGTGCGAGCGCATACGGGAACACATACGGGCCTCAGCCTGGGCGAACTGGCGCGGGATGCAAAAAGGGTTGGACATTATCGCGGATGGCTGTGATATGAAACAGTCAATTAATCAATACGCGACGGCGGACGAGTTTCAGGAATACGGGGCGCAGGTCGGTTATCCTAAAAACATATTGGCCCGTTGCGTTTCGTGTATCCGAACGGCGGACGCGGCATCCGGCAAAACGACGCAGAACCCCGACTTGCGATTCTATAACGCAAAGGCACGGGCACGGATGAAAAAAGAAACAACCCTCAAAAACAAGCGGGAACAGTTTGCCGCTATGATGGAGAAACGGGAGGCGGGAGTATGAAAGTCAAATGCGAGAACGCGGATAAATGTCCGGTTGATTGCGAGCATAAGCAGGAACACGGCCCGACAAGATGCACATGGGACGGATGCGATCATTCAAAAGGGATTCATGGAGCAATTTGTGTTCCTGTTGAAAAGTTGAAAGGCAAAAACAAATCATGAAGCACAAATGCGAGAACGCGGATAAGTGCGACATCGCTTGTATACACAATCGACCGCACAATCGGCTTTGGTCTTGTTCGCGGGAATACCGATGTAAAAAAGGCTTTTCATTATGCAAGCCCATTGTTCAATCATCCAACAAGCCGGACGCTTTGCCGGTCGGGGGTGGGGCGTGAATTACTCCGAATTTATCAACCGTAAAAAGATCGAAGTCGGATTGCACGGAATACCGAATCCACAGCTTTGCAATGAAATGCTTTTTGAGTTTCAAAAAGACATTGTGAAATGGGCATTGCGATTAGGGCGGGCTTGCATATTTTCGGACTGCGGAACGGGAAAGTCGTTTATGCAAATTGAATGGGCGCGTCAAATACCGGGAAGCGTTTTAATACTTGCGCCTCTGGCAGTAGCACAACAGACCGTCGCGGAGGGCGTAAAGCTTGGCGTTGAAGTGCGCTATTGCCGGTCACAGTCAGAAGTTGCGGCAGGCATAACAATAACCAATTACGAGATGCTTCATAAATTCGATCCGGCATTCTTTAACGGCGTCGTTTTGGATGAATCGAGCATACTTAAATCATTCATGGGGAAAACAAAACTTGAGATAATTCACGCCTTTGATTTAACGCCGTTTAAGCTGGCTTGCACGGCAACCCCGGCCCCAAACGATCACATGGAGATTGGAAACCATGCGGAGTTTATCGGGGTTATGAGGTCATCTGAAATGCTTGCGTCATTCTTTATTAACGACCCGTCGCACGTTGGGCGGTATCGAATAAAGGGACACGCTGTAAAACCGTTCTGGAAGTGGGTTGCGAGTTGGGCGGCAATGATTCGCAAGCCGTCCGATTTGGGATATAGCGACGAAGGGTTTAACTTGCCGCCTATCTCAATTAACTGGCACACGGTCAATGCAAGTAAGCCGCAAGATGGATATTTGTTTGAACTCCCGGCCGCATCGCTGGCAGAGAGAATATCAGCAAGGCGCAATTCAATTCATGAACGGGTTGAAAAGGCCGTTGAACTGGCAAACAGTAATAATGAACAATGGCTTATATTTTGCGCCTTGAATAATGAAAGCCACGAACTCGCAAAACAAATCAAAGATTCGATAGAGGTTGTCGGATCGGATTCAATCGAAAGCAAAACGTCGGCACTATTGGGATTCGCAAAGGGAGAAACGCGGGCACTTGTTAGCAAGCCGTCAATTTGCGGGTTTGGAATGAACTTTCAATCGTGCCATAATATTATATTTGTCGGCTTGACTGATTCATGGGAGCAATACTACCAGGCGAAAAGGAGGGTTTGGCGATTTGGTCAAAAGAAACCAGTTAACTGTCACATTATCACGGCGTCAACCGAGGGCGCGGTGGTATCGAATATTCTACGGAAGGAACAAGATGCCGAGCGTATGTTCGGCAGTTTGACGGCTGAAATCTCACAAATCAACAAGTCAATCATTCACGAAAGCAATCGGTTTATTCAGTCATATCACGCGCTGGATTCAATCAAGATGCCTAAATTTTTAAAGGGGGAAGCATGAAAACAATCAGTCAGGAAGTCGGTGAAAAGTGGGCTATGTATAACGGGGACTGCGTGGAAGTTTGCGCCGGGATACCGGACGCAAGTATTCATTTTTCAATTTTTAGTCCTCCATTTATCGGGCTATATATTTACAGCGATAGCGAGCGCGATATGGGCAACTGTAAATCAGATAATGAGTTTTATCAGCATTTCGAGTTTTTAATCAAAGAGCTTTACCGCGTCACAATTCCAGGACGATTGTGTGCCGTCCATTGCAAAGATTTGCCGTTATATTTTGGGAAAGATGAAGCGGCAGGCCTTAAAGACTTCCCCGGCGAAATCGTCCGCCTATTCAACGCGAATAAATGGACGTTTCATAGCCGGGTTACAATCTGGAAGTGTCCTGTTATTGAACGCGAGCGCACGAATAACAATGGGCTTTTACATAAGACAATCTTACGGGATCGGTCACAATCACGGCAAGGCATGGCGGACTTTCTTTTAGTGTTTCGTAAGACGCCACAAGGAACGCTTTTGAGTGATCAACCCGTTACGAGCAAGGCGGGACTTGAACGCTATTCTGGAATACCGGAAGCGGACCCCCGCCGCCGTGATAGCTTTCATCCTTCCCCGAACTCTCGAAAGTCAATCGCGGCCAACAATTCAATCAACATCTGGAGGCGGTACGCTGAGCCGGTTTGGTGGGATATAAATCAAATGGACGTTTTGAATTACAAGCTCGGACGTGACGAAAAAGACTGCAAGCATATCTGCCCTTTGCAACTCGGAGTGATCGAACGTGCGGTTGAACTCTGGACAAATCCGCTTGACGTTGTTCTTTCGCCTTTCGCCGGGATCGGAAGTGAGGGTTATGTTTCCGTAAATTGCGGTCGCAAGTTTCTTGGAATTGAACTCAAAAAATCCTACTACGATCAAGCCGTTAAAAACTTGAAATGCGCGGAGCAAAGTAAAGAGGCGGATATGTTTGACGGCGGCAACACGGAACAGGAATAAATCATTGACGCCCCTCCCCACCCCGGCCTATAGTGGCGGGGATGGGTGGACCATCGAACGGTGTCAGAGCCGTAAAATATGAAAAACATTTTCCCCCAGTACCGAAACGAAACATTAGGCGCAATACCTGATGCTCTGACCGTTCACGGGCTGGGGGTTCCTACGATCAGCGAAAGGCTAGGTCAAGATGAGTCAATACAGCAGTAAACTCCGTGATCCCCGTTGGCAGAAAAAGCGTTTAGAGATTTTTGAGGCGGCCGGGTGGGAGTGCCAGCAATGCGGGGCGGAAACAAAAGAACTTCATGCCCATCACATGATTTATAGGCGCGGCAGGAATCCGTGGGAATACACAGAGAAAGAAATAGTTGCTCTATGCTCTGATTGCCACGAAAAGATTGGAATGGTTCAAGAGCAAATAAGCGCGGTCATGTTGGAATATGGTGAAAGAATAGGTCCGCTATCAGTTTATAATACCGTGCTTGGATTTTGCGAAGGCTTAATGGAAAAAGCTAAAAGTACAAACGAAAACTACGTCAAGGGGTTTAAGGCTGGAATGATGTTTGTTTATCAGGATTATGTCGATTACAGAACGCATACCACATTCGAAGAATCAAAGAAAAACGGTGAAAGCCATGAGTGATTTGCCTTTCTACCGGATAAAAAACTGGTCCGATTATTTCGAGAATAACAGAACCCGAGAAATGGTTTCTATGAAATGGGTTCCGGTTCCAAATAAACACGACGGAGAAGGATTCCAAACGATAATGTCTCAAAAAGACGGGATCATTATCTATGGATGCTGGCACTTGATTTTACAGGTTGCGTCAAAGGCGCACCCTCGCGGCACCCTCCTGCGGGAAGACGGAACGCCGATGACATCGAAGACCTTGAGCCTAAAAACCAACTGGAAGCGCGTTGAGGACTTCGATAGGGCGTTGCGTTTTTGTTCATCTTCCGAAGTTGGCTGGCTTGAATACATTACAGAGAACGGCGCACAAATCCCGCAGGAAGGTGCGGGAATCCCGCAGGAAGGTGCGCAGAAGGGAAGGGAAGGGAAGGGAATAGAAAAGAATGGAATAATAAAATACGCTTCGCTTTTAAGTGCCGGGTTAGTTCCTCAAAATTTAATCTTTGAAGTGTTTGGGGAGTCGTGGGATGATTTTGTGGATCACCGGAAGCAAATCAAAAAGCCCCTCACAGAACTTGCGGCAAAAAAGCTGCTACAGATATTATCTGAAATGAGTCCGGTTGACGCGGTAACGGCAATCAATAATTCCATTGCGAACGGTTGGCAGGGGATATTTGAGCCTAAAGCTTCAAACCAAAAAAAGTCAGCGTCCGGCGATAAGCCGCTAGACCAGTGGACTATCTATGAACTCAATTCCACGATTGACGCCAAAAAATCAGAGATTGATAGTTTTTCTGAATCGGCAAACAATCCAAACAACCCGCGATATACGGAGTTTCGGAATTTATGGGATAGCTTAAACCGCCTAAAAGCCGAACGATCAAGGAGGGGGTGAAATGACAACCGACCAACTCCAAAACGCGCTACAGGACGCGGAAGGGCCGGGTGAGTGGTGAGCGATCTAGTTGTTATTCCGATTGATTCACGGGATGCTTTTCAGTGGATATTGAAACGGCATTACGCAAAAAGAATGTGCCCGATTTCTTTCGCGTTTGGGGCTTATAGAGGATCATCTTTAATAGGCGTCGTAACATACGGAACTCCGGCAAGCGCACCTTTGCGCGGCGGCGTTTGCGGCGAAAAGTGGGCCGATAGTGTTTTAGAACTAAATCGGCTTTGTTGTGAAAACTCAAAAAACATTGCAAGTTTGCTTGTGGGGCGCTCGCTTCGGTTGTGTCCAAAGCCTTCCGTTATTGTAAGCTATGCCGATACCGCACAAGGGCATATTGGATATGTTTACCAAGCCACAAACTTTTTATATACCGGTCTTTCGGCAAAGCGCACAGATTGGAAAATTAAAGGCAGGGAGCATTTACACAGCGCAACCGTGGCCGACGAAAGCAGGGGAAAAGAACACAGGGCTGATTGGATGCGCGAAAAATACGGGGACGATTTTTATTTAATGGACAGACCGCGAAAGCATAGATACGTCTATTTTTGCGGAAACAAAAACCAGCGCAATGAAATGCGATCAGTTTTGAGGTATTTTGTTGAGCCATACCCAAAAGGAAAAAGCGAAAGATACGACGCAAGCGCGGAAATAGAAACGCAGGGGGTATTATTTACATGACCAATCCAATCGAAAGCAAATTCGACTACATCCCCACCCCGTCCCCCGGCGATCCGGTCGGATGTTTTCGCGCTCATATCGGCGTATGCCCTAACAGCGATTGCCCGCACTACGGGCGGCATAAGTACGGGGCGGACTGCCGGACGGACGAATGTGGGGACGGGGAGAGGGAGTGCGTGGCGTGGAAGGATGACCAAAGGGAGGATGGATGATTATGAGAATGAACGCATATTATTACAGTTTCGAAGAAACAGGAAACCCGCTAATTGACCGCATTCTTTCGGCGGTTGCGTGTGCTGGAAAATCGTACCATTTAACAGAAGACTGGAATAATGAATCAGAGGCATGGGATGGCCATACCGGAAATAGCCCGGTTGAATGGATACAGAATGCGGCTAATGATGCGGCGAAAGAATTAAAGGCTGCACCGTGAAAGGCTGGACACTCGAAGACGCAAAGGCGCGGGGCTTTACCGAATGCAACCCGCAAGGCGTATCCCGGTCGATGGGCGGGCTAATTGTTCCACGTGGGATTGACAAGCCGAAATCCGTCAAGGCCGGTAAAGAGTCACAGCTTCAAAAAGACGTTGAAGGTTGGCTCCGATTGCAAGGCTACCGGCCCCGCACGCCGTACGAAATCACGAGGCCGGGACAGTGCGCCGGGTGGTATATCCACCTGAACGGCAAACACGCGCAGGGCAACCCAATTATTTTGGATCTTCTGATTTTGAGCGCGGAAGGCTGGTATTGCGAAATCGAGTTGAAAAGCGAGACAGGCAAACCGACAACAGAACAGGAGGAATTGATTAGGCGCGGCGGGTATTTATGCCGGACGTTGGAGGAGGTTAAGTCGGCGATTTCAAGAACAGCCTATTATCACAGCGATTCAGGACGGGGTATATAACGTGACGGTTCAGAGGCGGGCAACCGCCGGAGAGGAACGATAGCATGAACAATGAGGCAAAGTCGGCGGTTGACCGTACTCTGGAACCGCTGGTACAACAATTCATAGACGGCGAGATCGTGCGGGTGTCTTTGCGGTCGTACTCGGAAACATCGCCACTCAAGATGCACATGGAACAGGCATTCCGCGCCGGGTACAACCAAGGGCTGTTGGTGCGCGAACGCCAGATCGGAGAGGCCCGCGCCGCTCTGTACCGGATCGGCGTAGAGGTGGATGTCGTGATGTCGAGACGAATTAATGGACGTTAGAAGAAAAGGAGGGCGGGGGATGAGTGACTCAAACCAAGGAATGCACTATTGCGCGGCACCTGTTATGCCGCTGTATTTTGACGATGCCGTCAAGATCATCGAGGCTGGTCGGATGATAGCCGAATCAGGCAACGGGCCGGACTTGTCGGATATTTGCGAACGGATAACCGAACAGTGGCCGGAACTCAAAAAGGATATGGGTGGGGCATGAGAAAACTTGAACACTTGACGGACGTGGAACTTCGGGAATGCTATCAGGCGTACATCCGATTCGCGCTTGAGGCACCATTGAGGGGGCTGGATGTGCTACCGTATGCAATCCACATTGGCGAGTGCGTTATTGAGGCGATTATCAGGGGTGTGGAGATTGGGAGGAAGTAAAGGCTAACTGAAAGGCAGATCGGAAATGATTTTAAGGTGGGGGTCGGAGTTGTCAAGTATTAAAAATCTTGACAAAGCGCAACCGATAGCGCATTATGCACACATGAATATAAATAAAGCGGCGGCTATAATGGGGCGCAAGGGCGGCAAGGCTGGTACTGGCAAGGCAAAGGCTAGGACTAGCGAACAGGCACGCAAGGCGGTTGCGGTTCGGTGGGAGAAGTATCGAAGGGAGAAGGGGGCGGCGATTTCATGTGTTTCGATAAAATAACCCTACGATGGCGAATGGAAGAAAGGCCAATAAGCGAACACCCATATTTTGCCAAGAGAACCAAAACCGGGAAGCCTTTTAAGAAGCGCGAAAAAGCGTTGAAGGAAATAATCTCGCAAGGGCTAGAATCGTATTACGTTGCGGTGATGTATCAAGAAACGGAAAAAGAGTCAAAGCAATGTCCTCAATCAAAATGAAATGCCCTTGCGGTGCGGAGTTCGACTGGCCAATAAACGACGAGACAACCAACACCGCGCCGAATGATCCTTCCGCCGTCAAACACGCCGACGCTTGGATTGAACGGCATAAAAATTGCGTTGCGTATCATGGATTCGGAGTCATCCATAACGACCGCCACGGGGAAGACGTCAAGATTATTGACGGGCCGGACGGGAAGCCATGCACCCTTGTAACCTTCAAGCCGATAAGCCAAGAAGAACCGAATGGAATCTTTCGGAAGCGAAGGGCAACGGTTTCGTATGATGGAAAAATTCCGTTGAAGATTGAAATGCGTTGCGCGTGCGGTCGGCTTAACTGCGTGGAATTGTAAAGGGAAAACAATGAAAGCACCGAAGGAAATCCAATTTACTTTAAAGCTGAACACCAAGGCGTTCATGCGGGAGCTGAAAGTTTGTGGCCGCAAAATAAAAACATATCGCCAATCAATGCGTAAATTTCAGCGCGAAATCGCAAAGAGTATCGCGGCCAGCAAGAAAAGGACGAAATGAAAAGCGACCGAGTAAAGGCGAAAGAATGAACATTTCCCTAACCACAAACCTAATCCTAGTATTGGCCGCGCTATTTTCCTTGCTAGGAATTCTGTTAATCGACTGGCACAATAAAAGAGCCAATCCATCATATAAGCGCGGGATTGAAATTAAAGCCGACACTTCTATTAGAATCGACCCGGCGTTTAACCTTTCCAAACACCCGCAAGGATTCTATTACGAGATTGAACACGGCAAGGAAGCTCGTATTGTTTGTCACCCAAAAGCCGAGGGAGAAGCGAAGGAAATTTTAAACATAGTAAAGAACGCCGGGAATTTCATCTAAATGCCAATCGAGTTTCCTATTGACGCGCCGTTTAAAAAGTTGCACATTACAAGGAATCCTTTAAGCTGCCATTAAAATGCCTATTAAAAAATATCGAGAGTGTCATTCGTGCAATCTAAAACCCGGACCGCATTGTTGGAAAAATCAATGCCTAGCAGAAAACGAAACCCAAAGGCGTCATGGCGTCGTTTCGATTGAAAACATTATGAACACAATCCCTGACCCGAACTCGATTCCACACGAAAAAGAAAAAGATGTAATTGACTATGACGCCGCGATACACTTTTTACGGGCGTTTTGCACCATGCGGATGGTTGACCGCGAGATTGTTTTCGGAAGAATGGCCGGAATGACGTTCAAGGAAATTACCGCCCTATACAACGTCGGGACCGCCAAAAAGCTGACCATTGCGGCGGTCCACTTGCGGGCTAAAAAGATGGCGAATAGTAACCGGATATTTAAAGAGCTTTTTGAAAAGAGCGAACGGAAAAGCAAAGGATAAATAGTATGGCAAATAAGACCAACATCGAACGGTTGCCTGAACTTCTGTCGGAACGATCCAAAGCGGAAACCTATTTGGCCGACACTAAAGCCGCTTTCAAGGCAAAGGTCCGTGCGGAACGCGACAAGAAAGACGAAAAGACAAACCTGTCAATCGGAGAAATTATTGACGGATTAAAGACCAAGATCAAAAGCCTTGACGACGAAATCAGGCAAGCATGGACGCACCCTCACCAGTCAAATTTGGATATTTGAAAATTCCAAAAACCGTTTGACCAAAAATACTTTTTCCAATTTTCCAAAAACCGTTTGACCGCCAATACTTTTTAGAATTTACAAATAGAAAAATTAAACAGCTTTTCAAAAGAGACCAGTAATTCACAACGGACTGAATAGTCGGTTGCGAACAAGTCGTCGAACGCGACTAAATAGTCGCAATTAGTCTAATTGGTCATTTGTGCGCTTGTGGTCGATTGCGGTTGTTTTGTCGATTGCGACTATTTACCCAATTTTGAGCATTTCGCCATTCTTGCCAATATTCCCAATATTGACACAATAGCCTTTTGTGGCTATCCGCCCGCAATTCTTACAATATGGCGATTTTATAGCGCCGCATAACTTCGCCGAAACAACACAAATCCCCCCCCGGATGGCTGGCGATTAGATTGGAATAGAATTAGATCGTAAAGCCTCGCCATTAAAAAAGTTTAAAATCATCTATTGACAATCGCTATCGCTTGCGTATAATAGCGGCATGAAAACAAGGAACCAACAAACCAAAAACCCCGCCGACGGTCGGACCACACCGGCAGAAAGACAAAATGAACGATGAAACATTAACAGCGGTAACCCGGCACGGTAAAAATTTACTGGCAATCTTTCCGAATGCGAAAGATAAAGACCCGGTAAAGCTTTGTAAGAAATTGCGGAGAATTGAACGCAAGGCCCGCGAATTGACAACGGCGCTATGTAATGGGGAGGAGGAAGCTGGCAAACACGAGGATTATTTAGAAGACGTTTTAGACGATATCGAAAAGGTTTTGTCGGTATCAAGCGGGGTTATTCCCATTTTTATTAATCGCGATCCTAGAGGATACGCTTTAAAGATTGACTCCGATGTGGTTACAGCGCAAAAAATAACCATTTATCGGGATATGGGCGGCTATGGGATTATAGCGCCCGATTTAACGGAGGGTTGAAATATGAAAAAAAACAAATACGGGCCTTTTGCCGACATTATCGCCGAATACCAGAAAACAGCCTGTTTTCGTATTGTCCGGTTTTACCAGAACGGGCGCAAGCCCCGCACTATTAAGAACGGGTTAACAGAGGAGGAAGCAAAGGCCCATTGTCAGAGAGAGGATACGCACGGGCCGGGATGGTTCGACGGTTTTGATTATATGCGAGGAGTCAAAGCCCCGAAGGATTGACCCCAACCCAAACCCAAACACGAAGGAAAACGCCATGAACTACACAAAACGCCCATCTAAGGAATTCGCCCAAGTTATCGCCGCCACTTTTCCGGAATACCGCAAAAAGACGGTTTTTATCGGAGCCAGGGAAACAGTCCGGTTGTCTGGTCTTAATTGGTCTGGAGGAAGCCGGAGCATATATCGCGCTTGCACACTGGACGGCCGCAAGTCCGGCAACCCACAGGTGAACACGAGCGGCCCCGCTCCGTGGAATAATCCCTACGAAGGATTAGAAATACCCGTGCCGGAAAACTGGGTAATTGTACAAGGCGGATGTTTTTGCGGAAAAGATGCAACATTATTTATCAGTTGCAACCTATCCAATATGCCGCAGCTTCTGACAGAGACCACCCCGAGCGCCTGAAACACACCAACGCGAATTGAACAACAAAAAAACAAGGTAAAAAAATGAAAATAAATATCTCAATGACGGAATACAAACACGTTATATCGGGCTTGTCTAAAGTCGGGGAAACATCGAAGAAAAATAGGATATTTTCGCCGGTTGTCATTACGGCGGATGAAAGCGGAGTTACCTTTTTGCGCGTGAACTTTTACGGATCGTCGGCGGCGATATACTCCGCCAATACAGCAATCGCTACAGAATACGGGCGGGCGGTGTTTACTTTAGACGCTGCAAAACTTACGGCGAAGCAAAAGGCAAAAGATATTACAATCGAATCGGACGGCGAAAAGTCGCAAGCGTTTATTGATGGAGTAACTATTCCGCTTGATGGATACGAAAAAGACGAGGAGATTATGGCGCTTCCGTTTTTTTCAGAAGATGCACCATACCAGGAAAGCGATAATTTTTTAGCCGGATACCGCCGATGCTTGACTTGTGTGTCAACGGATCAGTCGCGTATAAGCTTGCAAGGTGTTTACGTTGACAATAACGGCGCGCTTGTTTCTACCGACGGGCGGCGGCTTATGGTTCAAAATTGCGACATAGCAACCGACTGCGAAGAGTTTAAGGGCCAGATCATTCCGCCGTCTGATTTTTTGGCATGGGAAAAGCTCGCCGGGCCTTGTGGCGTTGCGTTTGAAAAAAATCAAGCGTTTTTTATTGTCGGAGATTGGTCATTTTCAATAAAGACGATTGACGCAAGTTTCCCCAATTATAAGCAAGTGATCCCGCATTACCAGGAGGCGGATCGGGAACCTTTACGCATTGCCCCAGATGATGTAGTTCGATTACTTCCGTTTTATTCGGCCCGTAAAGATGCAAAATTCTCAAGGGTAGTTTTAGACGGCACGGGCGGCGGAGTTGTCGCCACTATGGGAACCATGACGGCCGCCTTGCCAGCAAGCGAATACAAGGGCCGAATCGGGTTAGATGTCGGCTTTCTTTTCGACTTTATTGATTGCGGTTTTTTAGAGTTTTCCGCCGATAATAAAGACGGGTCAAGAAATCCCATTGTAGGGATAAACTTAACCGGAACAGCGGTATTAATGCCAATTAAAATTGACGACGTGCCAGCACAAGATGCACGGAAGGAAGGGGCCGCATAATGACAAGCGAACACAACACAAAAAACAAAACTGGTACATGGGTATTGACTCCCACAAATGAAGGATATTGCTTAACAACAGCAATTTTAGGGGGTGTTAAATTTATAACATATTTAACGGAATATTCTAAAAATATTCCGTTGTCACCGGCGGATGTTCGCCTGATTGCTTCCGCGCCTGAATTATTAGCGGCGCTAAATGATGCGCGGGCAATGCTTAAAACGGCACGTCAATACTTCCCTAAATCAATTAGAAATTCAGATACATTTAGACTTCTCAATGTACTCGCAAACACAATAGAGCCAGCTATTGCAAGGGCTAAAAAAGAAGAGGAGACCTAATGTCAGATAAAACCGATCTAAGCGGGCCAGGTTGCTTTCTGTTTGGCTTACTTGTCCTTATTGGCTGGCTAGTCTGGATACTTGCCAGCCTGATAATATGGATTATTAGCGGAGTGGTTAAGATGATACGCAAAACGGAGGAGAAAAAATGAGCTTTATAAAGCGCTATTTAGAAAAAAATATTGAACAAATGGCTTATGATCTGGCTGATATTGACGGCGATTTTGACAAAATTCCAGAGTATATAGCGCGCATTATGGCCGCATGGGACAAGCGCCCAGAGTTTTTAGAACGGCTCGCGCGGTGGATGAGCCGCTAAACATCCTACACACTAAACGCAAGCCCGCCCCGGTCTTAATGGCCGGGGCTTTTTTGTGCCTTCATGCCGTCTAGGATGCCGCACGGCGCGCGATAAGCGCGCCTCCTGTGTGTTATCATGGTCGCCGATAATGCGCCCGCGCTTTTGTATTCGATTGTGACTATGCGGTCAGCTTTGATTTTATAGTCGATTGCGAATTAGTATTCGATTATGAACGTATAACCGATTGCGCGTTTATGGTCTATTGCGACTATGTAGCCAGTTGTATAGAAAATTCATAGGTTCTTATTTTTAAAAAACTTACGCAGGTGCGCCGAAGGCCCGCTTTCTTATTGCGAGCGGAGTTTTTTTAGGCATTACCGTTGAATGGCTTAATATTGACGCAAAATAAGGGGTGTGCTATTGTTTTTATGCGGGCAACCAATAAAGGCGCAAATCAACATGAACAAAAAGCCTGACAACTCTTTAAGCACAAGGGACTTAGCTGAAATTTTAGAAGTTACTTGCCAGACCATAGATTTATGGATTCGGGACGGATTGCCGGTTTTTAAAAAAGGTCGCCTTAATTATTTCGACATTGCACGGGTGCGCGAGTACCTTGGGGCGAGCAAGCGGCTTAACCGATATGTCGATAAACTTTCTCTTTCACCAAGCGCACAGGCGGCTTCATTGGCGGTGCTGGCGGCAAGCGAACCAGACAAGTATCGGCAGGACGTTGAAAGCGCGGTTGAACGGTGTAGAACAAAAGAAGCTATCGCTTGGGCTATGCTGGAAGATGCACGCAAGACAACCCCGGAAAAGGTGCCGCTTTTAATGGACTTGCACCGTGCCGAAACCGAACAGCGGCGGAAATGGGAAAAGGACTTTGCCGACATTGCATTTTCGATTGGGAACGCCATACCGTTCGACACGATTCAAAAGGCGTTAAGCGAGGCGATAGAGGCGGCTAAAAATGAAATGTTGTCGCTGTGCAATAGCCTTCCGCCAGACATCGAAAACAAGTCAGCGGCGGATATTGTGCCAATCCTAAAATCAGCTTTATTGGCAAGCTTGCGGCATCTATCCGTTGCTTCCCAAAAGATTGAAAAGCAGAAGGATTAGAATATGCAAAACAGGGGCAAAAGAATAGCGGACCTTTTTGCAAACGGATGGAAGCCCCCGTCCGACCAAAAGGCGCTTGAATGGTGCGAGTCAAATATTGTTATCCCTGCCGATACTGGAACGCCTTGGCCCGGTCAGTACAAGACAACCCACACGCCTTGGGTGCGCGGATGGTATGAAGTTATCGAAGACCCGCGAACAAGGCTTTTTGCGGTTCAAAAGGGCAGTCAGGTTGCTTTCACGCAAACTGTCATGTGCGCCGAATTGCACCGGCAATGCGAAAACCCCGGCGCGGCTTGTTATGTCATGGATTCATTGGACAATGCTCGCGATACGTCTAAATTGAGGCTTCAACCGATTATCAATGCGAGTTCGGCTATATCGCGACATTTGCGTCCACCGGACAGCGGAGAGCGTGCGGAAGACAGCTTGTCAAATGTTCTGTTCCGGTTTGATAGATCATACTTGCGGTTTATCGGCGCAAACTCGGTTGGCAAGGCGTCATCTTTTACTTACCGCGATTTAATTTTAGAAGAGCCGGAAAAGTATCGCGACACCCTTGGGGAAGAGGGCAACGTCATCGAAAACTTAATGGAGCGAGTCAAGCGGATATGGAATAGCCTGATTTTGATTGGATGCACCCCGACCACAAAAACCGGGTTTATTCACAAGTATCTGAAATTGGGCGATTGGATGCGGTTTTTTGTGCCATGCCCGAAATGCGGCAAAATGCAGGTTTTGGCGTTTAGCGAAGCACACCTTGGGTTTACGGGAGATGAATCAGCGCCGGTAATCGACGCCGCGCATATCGTATTTGATCCTGAATTGTCGCCAATCGAGGCGGCTAAGGGCGCGTTTTTAGAGTGTTGTAACCCTGAATGTCGCTACCATATCACCGATAAGGAAAAAAGGAAAATTGTCGATTTTGGGGTATGGCAATCAACCAAAAAGCCGGACGTGACAGGGTATCGCTCGGCAGAATTGGGGGGGCTTTACCCGAAAGACGAAAGCGCGTCTATTCGTGCGACGGTGGAAAAGTTTCTTTCCGTGAAAAGCAACCCGTCCGATTTGCGCGTTTTTGTCAATTCGCAGTTAGGCCAGCTATGGGATTACAGGCCGCAAAAAGAAATGGATAAGCGTTCTATTTGGGCGATACGGGACTTGCATAAATACCGGCGCGGAGTTGTCCCGATTAACGGTAAATTTTGGCTATGGCTATACATTGACGTGCAAGAATACTTTTTGCCGTGGGCTGTCTATGCACAAGGCCCAAAAGACTTGGCGCTGATTGATTGGGGGCGCGTTAGCGGCACGGCTGACATAGAAACCATGCTTGATCGCGTTTGGCCTGTCATGGGCGGCAGGGATGCCAGCATCGACGCCATAATGATAGACTCAGGCTTCAAAACCGTGCAAGTGTATAACTGGATACGGAAAAATATGCGGCGGGTCAAGATTATCCCGGTAAAAGGGCAAGGCGAACACGTCACGCAGGGCGAATTAGTCAAGGTTAGCCGGATGCAAAGCTTTCCGTGGATCAATTTACATACCCTGCATAGGTCAAAATGGCACGATATGGCGGGGGATTTACTTGCAAAACTTGAACCAGAAGAGGGGCAAACAATACTTGACGCATGGGAAAGTCGGTCAGCTAGGCTTTATTTACCACAAGAACTTGACAGGGATTTTGTTAGCGAGTTGACGGCGGAAGTATTGATGGAAGAGTATGACAAAAAGACAGGCCAAACAAAACGATTTTATAAGCGAATCCGTAAAAACAATCACCAATTCGACCTTTTCCGGTACGCATTGCTTACTCGCCACTTAATGAGAGAGGACTTTAATATTTTGAAGCCGGACGAAAAAGAAGTCGATCCGGCGCAAGAAAAAACAGAAGAAATACGCCAGCCTAAGAAGGTTTTTGATAGGTACGAAGAGTTTGACGAAGACGATAACGCCACATACAGCGAATTGTAAAAACTTGATTTTTTGCCTATTTATATGGGCGCACTCACTATTGGACAGCTTGACGCCGATATTGCCGCAACCCGTCAAGCCATTACCGATGTTTTAACCGGATTGCAACAGGTTTCGCGGCCAGGTCTTTCGTATTCGCGTGCCGATTTGGGCCAATTACGCGAACATTTGAAATATTTATTGGCGCAACGCAATAAAATGTCTGGCGAAAGCGCAATTCTTTTTGTGCGCGAAAGCGGCGGATCAACCAATGGTGGGATTGACGAATGAGTCAAAAAAGCCGAAACATCCAACAGGCTAAACTTGAAAAGTTAAAGGCGGTTGCCACGGCGTCCATTGGAGATTTCAGGAACGCTTTACAAGAGAATTTGCAACCGTCAAGGCTCAGGAAGCGTTCCGCGTCTATTCCCGGCCCGAAAGAGCGCGATTTTACCAGATTTGACCGCGAAAAGTTGATTGGTATGTCTCGCGAGTTTTTTGACAAATTCCCGATTGTTAGAGCGATCATTTCTAATATGCAAGACACCATTGTCGGTACCGGCGCAAAACTGTCAATGCAGTCCGGCAATCCGAAATGGGATCAGGAAGTCGAAACGTGGTGGGCTTCCGTGCGGGACAGTCTTGATGTTCGCAATTTGAGGACATGGGGACAGCTTAACCGCGCATGGTGGTTACGACGGTTTGTTGACGGAGATGTCGGCGTTCACAAGATGAATGCTGAAAATGGCGGGTTGCGGCCACTTCGCACGATTGAAGCCGACCTTATTCGCCGTCGCAAGTATGACTACCTTGACGGAGCCGATACATCAAAAAGCGGCCAAACACAAGTCGATCAGGGCATTGAATATGACGCCAACGGCAGAGCCGTTTCGTATTATATCGGCCCTCGATTGAAAAATCAAATGGATATAAAGGCCGAACAAAAAACCGGACAGCGCATTTTGTCAGAAAACTTTGTCTTTTACGCCAACCTAGCGGATGAACGCATCGACAGCTTGCGCGGAACCCCGGGTCTATTGGTCAATATCGCCGTTATTCAGGACATTTCTGAGATTATGGAAAACGTAATCCAGAAAATCAAAAACGAAGCCTTTATTGGGCTGGCGTTTATGATGGATGCGTCATACGGCGGCACTTTTTTTGGCGGCGAAGGCGAAAAGGACAAAACCGACATTGACGGAACCAAGCGGCGGCACGTTAAAATGACTCCCGGCATGAATTTGAATCTTGGAACCGGCGAAAAGGTTGACTTGCTTGGAATGAAGTCACCCAATAGCGAATTGATGCCGTTTTTGCGGTTTTGCTTGCGGATTGCCGGTGCCGCTTATGGCTGGCCGCTTGAAATGTTTTTGTTAGACGTTTCAGAGACTAACTATAGCGGAGGTCGGTTGCTTGTAGAAATGCAGAAAACCCGCGTAAAGGTTGAACAAGACTCGCTTGCGCGTGTTTGCTCAGATGTTTTCGTGTCTGAAATCGAATCAGCGATTGCGGCGAAGTCGATTGTCCCTCCTAAAGGGTTTAATCTGCGCCATAAATGGTCCATGAAGGCTATGCCGTACTACGATCCAGCCAAGGAAGCTAACGCCAACGGCGCTAATTTAGACCGCTATTTGACAAGTCCACAGGCGATTTTGGCCGAAAGTGGCGACCGCGACTTACAGGACATCTTGGACGATTGGGCCGAATTCAAGCAGGAACTCGACAAGCGCGGCCTTAAAGAAATCAGCGAAAAGGAAGCGATTGTCATAGAAAAAGAGCCGACAAAAGAAAAGCAACCAAAAGGCAAAACTCAAAAAAAGGATAGCGACGATGAACAGTAAATCTTGGTTTTCGATGAAGTGCGTCAATGCCGCCGAAAAGCCGGACGAAGCGCAAGAAGTTGAAATTTGCATTTACGACGAAATCGGCATATGGGGCATTACGGCAAAGGATTTCGTTTCCGCTATCAAGCAATACCCCAAAGCCAAAACATTCAATATGCGGTTCAACACCCCCGGTGGGAGCATTTTTGACGGCTTTGCGATTTACAACTACATGAACGGTCTAGATGCCAAAATCGTCGGCTTTGTTGACGGCGTTTGTGCCAGCATGGGGTCGGTCATTTTGATGGCTTGCGACGAAATCGAAGTGCCGGAAAACGCTTTTGTAATGATTCATAATCCGGTCGGAACGGCCTTCATGGAAGACAGCGAGGGCTTGCGCGGAATGGCCGATTTGTTGGACAACATGAAAAAGGCCATTGTTGGGGCGTATGCGAAGCGTAGCGGCAAGAATGAAGATGAAATTTCCGGTTTGATGGACACCGTTACCTATATGAACGGCAAAGACGCTGTTGAAATGGGCTTTGCGGATCGTTGCGGCAAAGAGATTGATATGGCCGCTTGCGCCGATGTTTCGCGGCTTGAAAAATTACCGGAAGCCCTGCAAGCCAAGATTCAAACTTTGACGCCCCCCGCCGAAAAGCCGAGTGAAGAAGCTCCCCTCCCGGCTGATTCTCCGGCAAATGAAGCGGTTCCGGGCGTTCCCACTGTGCCGCAACCGGCTATCGAAGCTAAGGCGGTTGTCGAACCCGCCGCGCAAGTCGATCCCCGCGCCGAAGCCAAGGCGATGATCGAGTTGTTTGGCAAGGAAAAGGGCACACAATATTTCGCGGATGGTTTGACTTTGCAGGAAGCCAAAGACAGATACCTTGGCGAACTCAAAGCCGAAAACGGGAAGCTCAAGGCACAGAATACGGAATTGGCGACGAATCTGGCGAAAATCCGCCTGAATCCCGCCATTCCCTTTCAGCCGCAAGCGGAATGTTTATCGGCATTGCGAGTTAGCGATGGAGAGTTTGAGGCGTATTGCAAAGCAAACGGAATCAGCGGAGAGAAAAAAGAAAAACTCCGTGCGTCATTAAAGGCTGACACGGAAAAACAAGAGGAGATCGAAAATGCGTAAGTTGTTTGTTGGACTGATTGCGGCTATTGCGGTTGCCAGCCTCGCTTTCGGCGCGGCTTTGACGGCGGAGCGGAATACCCCGTCGCGTGCTGGCACGGCTATCGAAGTTGGCGTCAAAACCAATACGATTGTCTATGCCGGGTCGCTTGTGGCGATTGACATTTCGACCGGATACCTCGTTCCCGCCGCCGACACCAATAACCTTGTGGTTATCGGTCGGTGCGTGAAAACGGTTGACAATCGCACCAATGCCTCCGGTGCCGGTGCGTCTGGCGCGTTAAAGGCGCAAGTTGAACGCGGAGTTTTCCAGTGGGGAAATAGCACGGGCGTCACCGATGCGGACATTGGAGCTTTCGCCTTTGTGAAAGACGACAATTCCGTTGACGATACCGCCACGGATCATAGCGTTATCGCCGGCGTGATTGTTGACGTTGACGGCGGTGGCGTGTGGGTTGACACCTACAATGTTCCCGGCGCGGCTTCCAGCGTGACTACCCTTGCGGCTAGTGGTAACGCCACGGTGGGCGGGACGCTCGCTGTTACCGGCGCGGCTACCTTGACGGGCGGCATTGTCGGCGGCATGAGTGGCACCATCACCAACGGGATCGGCGCGGCTTCAACCAACCGGATTTTCGTTGTTGGCGGCGTGATTTCTTCCAATGTTGTTTCGCCGTAATCGACTGTAACTAAACTTAAAAGGAAAGAGAGCAAATCAGATGGACATCAATCGTGCGAACATGGACATTTTCTTCACCGAGTGCATGACGACCTTTTCGGACGGCATGAATGCTCGGCGCGACAATCTCGTTCTGAACAAGGTCGGAATGCAGATTCCCAGCACCACGGCAGTCGCCGTGCATGGCTGGCTTTCGCAAATCCCCTCGATGCGTAAGTGGGTCGGGGAACGGAAAGCGCGTAACCTGAAATCCGGTAAACTGAGCGTGACCAATGCCAAGTTAGAGAACACCATCGAAATCACCCGCGACGAATTCGAGGATGATATGCACCGGCTTTATCTGCCAACCTTTGGGTTGATGGGTCAGGACGCAATGGCGATGAAAGATCGTTGCCTTGTTGACGCGCTGTTACAAAACGGAAATTGGGCTGATGCGGCGGCGTTTTTCGGCGACAGCCGCGTGTATGGCTCGGCTACTATCGACAACTACGATACTACCGCCTACAGCGAAGACGGTGCGGCGCTGAATACCGCCTTCACCAAAATGACCAGCTATCTCGGCGATGGCGGCGTGCCTTTAATGGTTCGCCCGTTCGCCATTCTGCATGGTCCGGCGTTGCGTGCTAAGGTTCAGAAGTCTCTCTCCGCTTACGGCGCGTTGCTTGCGTCGGCTACGCAGGTGGGTGGGATGATTGTGAACCCGAACGCGAATATCGTGACGCCCATCGAATCGCCTTACCTGATTGACGGGTATGTCGATATGGACGGCAATACCTATGCCAACGCCGGGAAGCATTGGTTTTTGCTTGGCGAGGTCGGCGGCATTAAAGGTCTGGTTTACCAGAGCCGGATTGAGCCTGAGATGCAGGATGCGCGGGCACGGCTGGACAGCGATTTCGCTTTCCAGAACGACAAGATTCAGTGGGGCGTGCGCGCCCGTGGCGCTGGCTTCCTGTCTCTCCCGCACCTGATCTATGGTTCGTTCGCCACGGCCTAATCGCGAAGTAACAACCTAAGCGGCGGGCGGACAACCCCGCCCGCCGCTTTTTAATATGACAATCGACTTGACAGTTTGGGATCGTGACGCGGTGGCAATCCAAAACGATTTGCCGGTTAGCGTCGTTTGGAAAAGCCAAACGTATCAAGCGATGCGTAGCGAGCGGACAAAGGGGCGCAATATCGAATTCGCTGGCACAGAAGAAACCCTGAGCGTAACGATTTTGGTTATTCACTCGATTTGGGTTAACGGCATTCCAAAAGAAAACGACATCGTTACCCTCGGATCGGATAAGTATCGGGTCATTGGCACGATTGATTCACCGGATAATCTTTCAACTCAGTTGCAATGCGAAGAGGCCGACAAGTGATTGCACCGCGAATCGAAATGGACATGACGGAGTTTAATGCGGCAGTGGCGCAATATGCCAATGCGACCAAGAAGACATTGGCGACCGCAACGAACCGTCAATTTGTCAATTTAACGATCCATGCGGTAAAGGATGCGAAAAAGGCACAGGCGGCAGAAATTCGGGCGGTTACTAAAAAGGATTTTTGGCCGAAAATGGTCGCAAGACACATTTCCCGTAAATTCGGAAAGCGGTTTGGGAAAAAGGCCGGGCAAGTCGCATGGCTTAAACAGCATGGCGGCATGCGCGGGATGAACAGATACGAAAAGCAGTGGTATCGGAAGTTGTACGAAAAGTATAGCCGTCAATTTTTGGCGCAACGGCTAGGCGCAATTCGGTATATCACCGTGTTTTTCAATATTATGTCAAACAAGGCCGAACAGATTACCGGGCTTCGCGCCCCTAAGATGCACGGCTTTACGGCAATAAGCCGATTTAAGTCCTATTTCCTTCCGGCGATTGACGGCAAAACCACAAAAGCCGAATCGCGCATTGAATACCCGTACAAGTATCGAAAAGATCGGGCCGTGCGTACTGCCGATGCGGAATTGGATTCGGCTCTTCAAAAAGCGATACCGGCGACTATCCGCGATATATCTGAATACGTTTTTAAGCAACTTGATAAACAAGCAAAAATCAATTCCGCTAAGGGGGCTGCATAATGGGACAGTGGCATACACCGCAGGCTAAAACGGAAGAGGCGCTCCGCAGGTTGTTTGCACATTCTGAGGATGATCTCCAAAGCGTGCAAGTGCTTTCCCGGTTTTCAAATAAGCCAATTACGCTTCCGATGATACGAATCCTGTGTCAAGCGGCTCCTTATGGCGCGGAAAGCGGAGATGCGATAACTAGCGGTAATTGGCGCGTTTCGGCAACTATCAGGGTAACTACGCATTACAAAAGCGCGGATGGCGATGGATGCGATCCGACGGACGTTGAAGTCATTGAACACGACCGAATTGCGGCGGTTGTCATGGACTCGCTGTTTACCGACGATTTGCCGAAAACCCTTAACGATCTTATGCAAGACGAGGATTTCACGGCTCAAATGTGGACTCCCGGTTCATGCGTATCTTCTGAGCCTTCCGATGGCCGCCTGATAACTGAAATATCATGCGAAATAGTAATGGCACCCTCACAGCTATAACGAAAGGAAAACATCATGCCCTCGGCGACAGTTACACAACGCGGTATTCCGGTGGTGGTTGGGTTTAACGGAGTGGCGAACTCGACTTGGTTTCAGATGGAAACGTCTGGCGAAAAGCCTACCGCCCGAACGAAGTTCATTCGCGACGAAAACAACAATCGTTGCACCATGCTTATTTCAAATAAGGGCGGCGAGTTTACCTTAACCGGGACAGTTAAAGACGATCCTACGCACACATTGTTAACGGCATTGCGAGCGCTAAATCGCGGATCGCTTTTGACGGTTACGGCACCGGCTGGCGGGACGGCCAAAAAGTGCGCCATTCAAGACGTGGACTTGAAGTTTTCGCGCACGCAAGCAAGCGGTACGATTACGGCGCGATACATCGTTGACATTGACCCCACCTAAAATAAAGGAAAACCATGAGTACTGAAATCGCACAAAAAGGGCAAAAGGTTTTAGTCGGCTTTAACGGCGTAACATATACGGGCTTCATCATGGATAGCTCCGGCGAAAAGCCGGTCGGCGATTTGGGATACATTCCCGATGACAACGACAATGACGCTACTCAGATTTTCAGTGATGACGGCACGGAATTTACGATTGCTGGCGTAATTAAAAACGTCTCCACAGAAGAGCTTGCCAATCTACGCCTGATTGAAATCGGAAGCGATCTTACGGTGAACAGCATTGCCTGTATTGTCACCGATGCAAATCTGAGCTTTCAGCGGCTTGACGCCACAGGGACGATTAGCTGTTCGTATTTACCGGCGATCAATGAAGCAGAAGCGTAACACGCCGGGCGGAGGTGTCCGGTGCATTCGTGTTATGAAAAGGCTTTAATTCCGGGACGCATAACGATAATGGGGTTTGAAATGGCCCCATTGTCTCTTATGCATTGCTTTGTTTTGATGGGATTGAAGTCTCCGCTTGTCGATCCGAATACCACGGAAACCAATCTGTCGTTAGAAAACTTCATTACGGCAACCTGTATTTGTTCGCTTGATTACGACGGGATTGTCGCTTTTTTGGATAACCCCAATCGCAATAAGCAAATCGAACAGTGGCACGAAAAGATCAACAGGGAATCGCCAGACTTTTCGCAAGAGATAAACAGGTTTTTAGATTGGTTTTTTGGCGAAACGAAGTCTCACCCGCATTGGGACGAACGGAAGAAAAACGGGAAAATAACCGAGACTAGGAAAAGCGTGATTCCGTGGCCGATTAGAATCGCGTGGGCCTTGATTGCAAAACTTGAAGAACGCCGGGCGTGGAGTATGCCAATAGGTTTGGCGTTGTCCTATTATGCCGCCGTACAGGAAGAAAACGGCGACGATATGCTTATGTCGGAGGGGGAAGAATAATGGCTACCGCAACACTCAATACTGTGGTCAAAGGCGATGCGTCCCAATATCACAAGACAATGGACGGGGTTAGCGATAAGGCCAAGCAAACAACGTCGGCGATTGGCGATTTGGGAAAATCCATAGGCGGTGCTTTTGTTGTCAAAAGAATAAATGATTGGATGACAGAACTTGGGAAATCAGCCGAGGCGGTTACTGATGTTGCGGCTGCTTTTGAAATATCGACCGAGCGGTTGCGAGCCATTTATGCGGTAGGTCTTTTTGCCGGTGTTGATGAAACTCAAAAAATTGACGTGATGCTTGGCAAACTTGACAAGAAGCGCCAATCTGCATTAGCGGGCGACAGGGACGCCGTTGCTTCTTTCGCCGGATTGAAAGTCTCGATGCTTGACTTGGCTGGGCCGATGGACAACCTACTTGATGTTGTAATGAAAAACGCCCATGCGTTGAAAGCAAACAACGACGCTATGGACGGGCTTTACAATATTTTTGGAAAAAACACCGGCGCAATGAAAAAGTTTTTCAATGAAATGAAAGACGGCATTGATGTCGCGCAAGAAAAGTATCGCGAATTAGGACTGATTATAGATGATGAAACCACGGCAAAGCTTACGGCATGGAATGAACAGCAAAAGCAAACAACGGAAGTTTCCAAAAACCTTGCGTCTGTCGCCGTTGGATATGCGGTTTCATTAATCGGAAAGCTATTTGAGGCGATGGAAAAGTTTGATTGGTGGTATCAGAGCAAATATTCTTCAGCTTCGCTTCTTGTTGATTTAGCAACCGGGATAGCGCCATATAGAGTCTCCCAAGGAATTGTCGAAGAACTAGCTGGCGACGGATTTCCAAAAAGCGATGTCCGGCTAAAATCGCGATATGAATTGGAAATGTCCCAGCCGGAAACAATCGCGACGGCAGAGGGATCGGAAGAATGGCTAAAAAAACGAGAGACTGAGCGCGAGCGGCTTAGTGTAATTGTTCAAAAATTAGAAGATGCACGCGCTAGAGTGGATGCTAAAACACAGAAAGCAGGTAAAAACGACGGACTTTTCCCCGGCCTTTCAGATAAGGCACGCGATAAAGTGCGCGATACGTTTAACCAACGGTTGCAGTCGGCAGTTGCGGCGCTAAAGGAATACGAAGACGAAACCAACGTCATTTACCAGCGTGCCGCAGATGCCGAAATGACTATTCTCAATAAGCAGGCCGAGGCGCTTGACAAGGCGGCTAAAGAGCGCAAGGACCGACACGATAAGGAATTGAAAGAAGAATTGCGGACGATTGAAGAGCGGCAAAAGATTTATGACGACGCCGGAAAGGAATTCGATTCCGCGGTAAAAGAGCGCATGGACATTGGTGCTGACCGCGATAAAATTCAAGCGCAATTTGAGAAAATCCGAAGCGGCGAAACATTGGGCGCAATCGACATTCGGGCGGCGGATCAGGTTACAAAGGTCGGCGGGCTATTGGGAAATCAGTTTGCCGGTTTATCGGATTTTGGGCGTATGATTCAAATCAATGAACAGATCAGGGATTTTCAACGCGACAACAATATTAAGCTTTCAGAATTAGCCAATCGGTTTGTTGACAATATTGATAGGCTTAACGACGCAACCGCCGCAATAGAAAAATTTACGACGGAGGTTACTGAATAATGAGTGCGCCAATAGCATTAAAAGGTCGATCAGATTTTGTTAAGCAAGTCGTTTCCGGCTCTACCGATTACACCAAAGGTTCCGGCGAAATCGTGCGCGACGAGTGGCACTACGGGGGCCAAAGCGAATCGGCTATTACCTCGTTTAAAAGCAACCTTAAAAACGCTGGATACGAAAACATCACCGTTAAGCGCGGCGTTCCGACCGTCATTTCGGCAACTTATGTTGATACGCTTAATAGCGGGGGGAGTGCGGCGGCGGATTTAAACGCCGTCAATGAGGCTGAATGGCTTTTGACTTATGTTACCGTTCAACGCGACATACGGACAAGCGATGATTTTCAGCGCAACCCCAAAATTAATGAACTGCTTGACTACATTGATGTTCTTAAAAAGAACAATACGCTAGGCCAGACAGATTTAAGCGGCGGCGAGGCTGACTTTATTGTTGTTAATGAGGTTACGATATGGGACTTTAACAATAATGCTTTACGCGATGCCATCGTTAGAGGCGCGGAAACGTACTACGATTATTACCGGGTCATTCGCCAAACCATAACGACCAATTCTAAAACATTAATGAAGCTTTCCCATGATAATGCATTTCACAGGATTTCGCTTGCCGACATTGGCGTGCCTCCTCGGTATCAGGAAATTTACAACATTCAAGCACCGCGCCGTCAAATACGCAAGGGTCGCGAAGAGGATGTCCTTTGGCTAATTCAGCCTCCGCAATTTGTTCCGGTCGGAAGGCGTAAATATCAAATCGTCAAGGAATGGTGGGAAATACAGCCAGACAAGTTCCTTTACAAGCTGGCTGGCACAAACGATTGGCCGACATGGACGGCGGGGGATGACGGATAATGAAATCTGCGTTCATACTTCCTACAAAACTATTGCGTGGCGTTCATCGAAAGAAAATCAATGAAATACTTGATTATCTTGCCGGTGAGCGACTAAACGACACGCCGTCCGTGCGCTTTGATAGAACAACGGCTGGAATTTTTCCGACTGTACGGATACCGCAATCAAGCTCATTTGGAGAAATTGACACATGGACCTATTTTGGCTTTCGGTTGTTAGGAACGTCAACGCTCGAAATCAAATCCCGTGCGGCAACCTTTCATTCAATCGGTTTTTCCGGCACGGTTGAACAGCAAACCGTGGCGTTGACCGGAACAGAGGCATGGGTGTACGTCGAAATTGACCGGCGTGCAGTATCCGGAGGGGTGTTTCCCGTGCGGGTAGCCGCATCCCGTCCGGGATCTGATCAAACCTTTTTAAATTGGACCCTCTACCGTTTTGACCTTTCGGGCGGATCGTACACCCTGGGGCACGTCGGGGCGTGGGATCTGAACATTGACAACCCGGTGGCCAGCACATGAAACGGGCAATCATAATCCTTTGGGCAGTGGGGCTGGCTTGCCCTGTGCGGGGGCAAACGGGCTACCCCTATTCCAGTACCACCCAAACGACTTGGAACGCCTTTGAACGGCAATGGAGTCCGGTTTTGACGTGGTATAGCGGGCTGGTCGAACGGGCGGCTATCGTCGGGATCACAAACCCCCCGGCTCTGGTCCAATCGTTTACCGTGGCGACGGGGATAACGACCGCCGTTACCGGGCCGGTGACTAATGTGTTTGACGGGGTGACGAACGTTTACTATTTCACCAATGTTTCGGCCATTGCTTATGGATCGGTGGTGGTGACCGGGTTGACCCCCTCAGCCTACGGGGTAACGATTGACGGGGTTTCGGGCGTATCCACGGCATTTCCAATCCTTACGGCTGTCCTGATAACCAACCTAGACACCTATCATGACGCGCTCTACCCGGCCTTTTGCCCCACGTCCGCCTGCTGGGGCGGATCTTACGCCTATTGGATGGACGCTTACACTAATCTGCACGGCGGGGTTGCATGGCGGACGCTGGGGGTCGATACGCCGGGGAACAAGGCGCAAACCTTCGAGGAGTCTGGCGTCGGGCTGGTATCCGGTCCCGAAACGAACGATCTCGGATGGATCACTAACGGCGCGGCCTTATGGTCCTCACCCATGCGCGGATTCAGCGGTGGCGACTTCCGGCTGGCCAGCGTCAATGCCGAATTATCCTATGTGGCGACGGGCTTCCCGACGGCCGCCGGTATCGACTTCAACGGGGTCTATCGGTGGGCGGATTCAGAAAACTACTACGATATTTTAGGCTTCGGGACTCCCCGGATGATGCCGGGCGCATTCTGGCGGGATCGGGTGACGCCTAGCGTCAACATTTTCACCTTTGACGAAATCCCGAATTGCAGCTTTTACGAGGCTGGGGGGACCAATATTTTGTTGGGTTCGCCGTCCATTGCCGATGTGGGCTGGGCGTTCAGTTTTGCGCTTGATGATAACAGCTTGCTTTATGGCTTCGGGAAGCCCACCGGAGCAACGAACTGGTTTGAGTGGAGCAGCGGGTTGACGACAAACCCGGTGCCCGGTTCGATTGCGCGTGGACTGGCTTGGAACTATCGGGCGGGCGGATCATGGATCAAGCCCGCCATGCCGCCGCAATCTATCCCGACCCCCGCCGACAGTTGGCTTGTGACGAACGGGGCGGAAGTGCTGCGCTATTCGAGGCAGTCAACCAATTACGCGGCGGTTGACGTGACGATCAGCGGGTCCGCCTTTGCGCCGGGTGTGGGGTATTATGAGACTTCCGCTGTGGTTTCCGTGTCCGGTCCATTGACCGCCGTTCCGGTCACGTTCGCCGGGGTCACGAACATGACGGCAAGCGGGGCGTTTACAAATGGAGACTCGATCACCCTCTGGATGACCAATCGCGAGCTTTACACCCTGAACGCAAGCACCTGGGGCACGATCAATAAGCGGGCGATGGATGAACGGATTGCCGCATTGAAGCCGTTGCGGTGGACGGTAAAAACCGATTTCGCATTGACGGCCATCGAAACAAATATCTGGCAGGGATACAACGAAAACAGTTCAGCCAGTGAAGCGCAGGCGTACAGCAACGCCGTTGCCAGCATGGCTCCGGGGTTCACCGACTACGGAGCAACCCCCGCGTTGCCGGATAGCGAGGGGCACTACGGCTCGGCTTACATCGACACCTATTACACCGGGCACAAGTGCGAAATCGTGGTATTGCGAAAGTATTTTTCCTATTCGATCACCAATCTCCCGACCCATATCCCGCACTCGGTTGACGTGCTGATGAACGTGTCAACCATCCCCCAAAATGATATTGGCTATCCGCAATCATTTTGGAGTGACATACCGGGCGGCGGGGTGCAAGGGCTGACTTTCGTTTATACCAATATCCCGTCATCTACGAACTCCGGCCACACGATCACCTTGCGCCCGGCCAATACGAACGCGCCGGCGGTTGATGAATACCCTACCTTTGACGAAGCGACGGCGAACGGTGGGCGGCTAATCAAAGGCTTTCAATCCCCACAGCTACAAGCCGTCATCAAGTGGGAGCCGATGTTTTGAAATTGACAAACGCATATAATAAAAGGAAGAATACGCCATGAAAAAAATGATGCTCGCTTGTTTGGTTATCGCCGGGTTTGTTGCCGTTGTAATGGCCGCGAATGAGATCAATATTTCAGCGGGAATCGTAGCGCAGAAGGGTTACGCCAACGTCTACAAACAGCCGGGGAGTATCCCGATTACTTGGAACGGGTCGAAGGCATTTTCGACGATCCTGTCTTTGAGTGATGTTCCGGTCGCGCTGTCAAAGGGTGCCGTGGTCAATGTGGGGTACTGCTACGCACGGAATAACGACCAAACGAATACTGTTGCGCTTTCGAGTTTGGGTGTCACCAACCTGATATTCAAGCCGGGGGAGTTCGCCTTATTCCGGTTATCCCCTGACATCGACATGACGGCCATTTATGCCAACTGCATAAGCAATGCCGTCGTGACGAATAACGGGCTGGCAGATTTCGAGTTCACCATTTTGGAGGATTGACCATGCGCTATATTATCGCCTTGCTTGTTTTATCATTAGCCGTCAATGCGTCTGATTTGGATGTGCGGCATTTATATATGACAAACGACGTTACGGCAACACGTCCGGCTGTTGCGCCGTTAAAATGGTATGGCGGCGAATCGGTAAAGTTTGACTTGTGGGCGGTGCGAGGAACTAATCCGATTGACCTGTCGGCAAGTGGACTTTATGCTAGGTGGGAGTCATTTGGCACCAATTTAAGCCTTGCCTATATTATGTCAACCGGAACGATTTATAGCGCAAGCAATGGGTGGGTTAAATTTGATTTGACCCCCGAAGCGGCAAACCTCCCGACCGGCACATATTCTAGTTTCGTTAAATTATATCAGCCAATAGGCGGCACTAATCGCTATGTCGGCACAATCGCAAAAACTGACTTGCAAGTGCTTTGGGGGCCAAGCGCGTCAAGTGTAACTTATGCTGGACCATACGGAGGGGCGTTCGATTACATCGCCTATTCAAACCTTGCGGCGGGGCTTAACATTCAGCTTGTGCGGTCCGGCTCCCTGTTGACCATAAATGGCGTTGTGACTAGCGGAGTAGCCGGAGTTTCGTCAGTCACAAATACAGCAGACATCGAGGCCACGGAAGGCGGCGTCGGGAATATCGGGCTTACATTGTCCGATGCAAGATTGGCAAGTCTTTTGAAAGCCGACTCTGCCCTAACAAACCCCGCGCAATTCGCAACGGCGGCACAAGGCGAGCGGGCTGACATGGCCCCCACCAATACGAGCGAAGCTTACCCCTTGACCGGCAACCCGTCCGGCTTCCTGTTACCCGCATCCACTCAAAACCTCGCAACGGTCGCGCAGTTATCTGGCTACGTTCCGACCAGCCGCACGGTAACGATTAACGGGACGATTGGCAATTTCTCAAGCAATCTTGATTTCACCATTTCGGTTACGGGCGGGGCTGGCGTGGTTGGTGACTATGTGTCAAACGGCATGGCCACGGTCAACGGCAACGCGATCAGCAACGGGGCGGCGATTTCTTTAACGGCGGCGAATGTTGGGGCGTTAGGATTGACGGGCGGAACACTCACCGGAAATCTATACATCCAAAAAACCCTTGGAATCGGGGTATGGGATAATTTACAGGATGAATCTTTTGTTGACGCAATATACTGGACTTCCAACCACGCCGGGATAGTCACCCATGCCCTGCTAAACGAATTTACTATTCCCCCCGTTATGAGTGGGGCGGGAATATTGAGCGGCACGATTGCCAGCCAGCAAGTCGCCAGCGCAACCGACGACGCCTATCGCAACCCGACCACGATGGTAACAAGCGTCGAGGGGAGAGCCGGTCTTACAAACATTACTGGCATGACTGACGCTGTTATTCTTGGGTTGTCACTCCGAACACAGGATAGCTTGTACCGGGCTGATTTAGCTGTTACGAATTTTCAAACGGTCACACTCTATTCGACAAACCTAACCCCGTCCGGTTCTGAATTGCCTAGCCTGAATTATGTCCGAAGCCTGTTAAATAGCGGAGTGTATTATTACAACTCGACAAACACTATCGTCAATGGGTATTCGGCCACCGGATACGTTTATCAGGCGACCACCCCCGCACCGTTCAATCGAAGTTACGGAATCGCCAGCAACAATCAATATGTCGGAGAGGTATTCACGCCGTCAATCCTGACAAACGCAACCGGACCCGCAACGGTCACAATTTACGCCAGAGTTTCAGGGGGTGGCAACCCGACTGTGACGATCAGTCCGGAACTGTATTTTACAGCAGATTTAACAAACACGATTTATGAGGCGGCTGATGTTCCATCGCAGACTATAGCGGCAAGCACAACAAGCAATTCATATCAATGGGTGTTTTCATTTCCGCAACAAACATCGCCCGTTTATGCCATGCGTCGGCTAAAAGTCATTTCGTTTTCAGGAACGCCGACGTTGACGCTGTACGGTGGGAGCAATCAGGTTTCGACGCTGGCGATCAGCTCGTCATCTGGCGGCGGCAGCGGCACGGGCGGCGGCGCAACCGGCGAGGACATCACCAACGTGTTTAAGCAGGCCACTTGGACCCCCTACGCAATCCCCTACAGCACGAATATCACAGTAGACGTAACGAACGGCAACGCGCAGGCCTGCACCCTGACCGGACCGACGACGATCAACCTTTCGGCGGTGCAAACGAATCTTGGACAGACGATCTTTTTCGACCTGATAGCCGGGACGAACCCGGTCACCTGGGCGGCTTCAATTTCTAACAACTCCTCTATTTCTCCACGCGCTACAGGCACGACGCCGGTCAAATTCTCGCAACCGTTCATGCAGACTTATTGGAGGGTGAATAACCGATGATAGCCAACTATTTAACGGGCGGAATAATGGACGGTGTGCCGGAGTCCTACGCAATGGCGGACGGCCGCTTTGTGAATCACCCAACGCTTGCGATCATGGCCCCGGACGGCTGGCGGCTGGTATCGTCAAAGGCAGAACCCGAGTCCGGTTGGCGCGTCACGAAATGGAACGTACTACTGAACGACGGCGGGGAAACCGTGCGCCTTGAAATCGAAGAACAGGAAAACATCGCGGCGGTTGAACTCGCGGCGAACGGGGAACGGTGGGCACTTGATAATCGCTACATCGGGTATTGCGATCAGCTCAGAGTCGCGCTGGGTGGCCAGCAGACCAAGACCAAGCTGGGCTTTGAGGAACTCGAACCCATGATGCTGACACTCAAAGCGGCCTCCCTGCAATCGTACAACGATTTACGGGACGCCATGCAAGTGGCGAACTCTGCGCTTATTCGTTTTGATGTGCGCTGGTGGGATAATTGCGTTTGGCATCCCGAGGTGGAAATATGATCAGATGGGCCGTCATTCTTTCGCTGTTCGCAACGCTGGCCGGGGCGCAGGTTGCTCCGTTGCTTTTACGCGATAGCACGGAACCAGACCTTGCCATTGCTAGTGGACTTGTTGCCCATTACCCGTTTAATGGCACGGCGGCGAATACGGTTGACGGCACTCTCATCCCCAACTCGTCGTTTGCAGGGCCGGGAAGCAGGCAGGAATACTATCTGGCCAATCGCGTAACGAACGCCAATTTTAACGCGCTGTACGGCAAATCTTCAATGACGCTTTCGTGCTGGTGGCGGCTGGAAAATAAGACGACGCCGTTTTGCAGAGGGATCACCGTTGGCGCAAATGCAGGCGGAGTTTTGACCTTGATAACATCGTCAACGGGATCAACCATAGAACCCTATTTTCTAAACACATCGGCACCAAGTTGGGAAAGATATTCATTGGGCGGAGTTTTTTCAACCGGCGTCTGGTTTCATTGCGCCGTAACCTATAACCTAACCGGCAATAATTGCCCCGTCCTCTACATCAATGGGATTCAACAGGCAACTACAAACGGGTTTATCGGGACCGCCGTGCCATTCACCGGAACGAACGTCCTAACGACCGGTCAGCTTCCCAGCGTTGCCCGTGTTCAGGGCGTGGCGATTTATGACCGCAACCTTTCGTCAAATGAAATTTGGACGCTCTATTCAGGATTCGTTGCGCCGCCATGAATAGCGAACCAATAACCTGTTGGCGGCGGCTGTCAATCGGCGCGGTGTGGGCGTTGGCGATAACGGGCGCATGGTGTTTCGTGGTTTGGTTGGCGTGTGAAATATTCAAAGCTTGGAAGGGGTGAGAATGATGACCGGGATCAAGTTTGTCGCAGCAAGCGCGTTTTTAGCAACGGCTGATTCAGTTGTCAGCATCCCCTACATTTCAGAAGTATCCCGCCTTGGCATCGTCGGCATTTTGGTGCTGGCCATTATTGCGCTGTGGCAAAACGCCGGGAAGCGTGAAGCGCAGGCCGACAAACGCGAGGACGAACTCAAAGCCCTGATCCGTGAAACCGCCGAAGCGTTGAAGGGCGTGGAAGAATCGCAACGGGAAGCCACGGCCATGCGTCGGCAAATGACCGAATCAATGAATCACTTTGCGGTTGTGATCGAAAAATGTCGAGGGAACGACTAATGAACAAAATCTTCGCATGGATGATCGGATCGACGCAATTCAAAAAGTGGTCCGGCGTGATCGGCGGCTTTTGTTTGGGCCTTTGGGTGTCGGCTAACTACTGGCGTGAGATCCGCGCAACGCTTGACGTGTGGGAGATCAGCCGGGATCAGTGGCATGGCTTTCTTTTGGCGGTGGTCGGGGCAAGCGGTATAGCCCTATCGGTCGGATTAAGTGCGGCCAAAAAGCGGCAGGAAAAAACAGTGTCGGAACAACAAGAAGGTGGAAAATGAAAAGTAGTTTCAGCAAGTGGATTGTTTCTCCTATCGACTCGCCGGAGTTTGACCCAACGCCTAAAATTATTTGGGTGATCCTAATTATCATGTTTCTGGTATCCGTTTCGATGATTATGGCTCAGGACGTTCCGAAGGTGGGGGATACCGTACCGATTGCCAGCGGCACGGCGGCAGACTTGGAAAAGACTCCGGCAACCGTTCCGGCAACCGGCAAGGCTGACGGCGGGATTGAAGTTCAGGTTGACGAAACCGGGTCACCCCGCTTTTTAGTTGACATTGCCGCAATGGATTGGAAGAAACTCGAAGGCACGAAATGGTATGCGAAGCCCGTCGAAGTTGTGCGCCAGGTTGGGAGCAACACGGCGGAAAACGTCAAGGGCAACCCGTGGTCATATATCATCACCGCCGGGGCGGGGTATCTGATTGCCAGCGGTACAGCTTCCGATTGGGCCGACCAAGCCAAGGAATTATTGGGCGGCGGATCGGATGACAAGGATAAACAGGGCCAGCAAGCCGCACAACCCGCCGCAAAGCCCACCCCCGCTGTTGACGTTCAGGGCCAATACAACAGCGTCACGGTGCCCGCCACGGCCATTGACGGGCCGATTGTGGTTAATGGGGCGTATAACAACGTAACCGTGACCGAACCGGCCTTCCAAACTCTATGATTTCGTTCCTATGGCGTAACCCGCGCCTATTCACCGTCCCCCGAAAAGCGCGGGAAGTGATAGCGGCCATGCGGACGTTCGCCCGGTCCAACCCCGTGTGCGCTTGGTGTGGCGGCAGTAATATCGAAGTACACCATATCCAGCCTATCCACGTCGCCCCACAGCAGGCGAGCGATCCGGCGAATATGCTAGGACTCTGCCGCCGCTGTCATTTCACTGTGGGGCATCTGGGAAGCTTTAAGCGGTATTGCAGCAACGTTCGGGATATTTGCGCGGCTAGACAGGAGTTTTTGGTATGAGATACCCCCACATTGAGGCCACAGACGGACCGGGCCAGATGTGGGGGCTTTTAGAGACTTTTGAAGTCAGTACGAGCGCGGGATTGATTCGGATCATCAAGGGCTTTCAGCTTGATTTCGGGTCAATCCCGCGTTTTGCTTGGGGGCTGGTCGGGCACCCTCTGGACAATGATTCGCAGGTGGGGTACCTGGTACACGACGCTTTTTATTCGGCCAAACTCACAACCCGCAAACAGGCCGACGACCTGCTTTTAGAATTGATGCTGGCCTATGGCACGGGTACGATCCGGGCGCATACGATTTGGGGATTCGTGCGGGCGTTCGGTTGGGTGCCGTGGAACCACCGCAAAATGTCATCCGTCCACGCGGCTAGGCGATACGTCAAGCTGCATCCCTTTATGCCGGTTGGGTGATTATTTCTTCCGCCTTTTCCTGTTTTGGAATTTTGCGTAGAAAGGAAGTTCTGCCGCTTGCCGTTCCTTGCGCGTTAACAGGGGCCGAAAGTTCTCTTGTACATAGGTCGGCGTGATTGTGATTAATGCGCTTGTGTCCGGTATTCCGGCTAGGCTTGTTTCGTCGCAGATAAACACGATGCTTTTGCCGTTATTCACGTCTCCCCCTCGAACGGGCACGGGCACGGGCGGAAGCGGCATTCGGAAAACCTAATTGCACTAGTTCCAACTCTACACGCATCATAATATTCGAGTTCCAATTGTTTGACCTCAATTTCTTCTTTTGTGATCCAAAAAGAAACCGATTTGCCTTTATACAGTAGCCAATACTGGCCCGGCTTGTCGGGCGTCACGTCCTGCGATTCGGGCTTATTGAGTGCGGCAAGTAAGGCGTCAACCCGTTCTTGCGTAGGGTCGGTTTGATTGCGGCGGTGGTTGCTTAAAACCTCCTCGTGGTTGCCGTCATAGTACGGAATCATCGCCCTAAAAATCCACACTCCCTCCTCATCTCGAATACACCCCCAATCGTCGCACAATTCCCGCGAATGATGCAACCGTCCTTTCCATGGATTATTCATCCCGTCGCCTCCTTAATCGGTTTGCCGCAATACGGGCAGAACTTGTATCGGTTTTCATTGACGTTACCCGCCGCGAAATAGTGAGCCGGTCCACATCCTGTCAGATAGCACTCCCCGTCATCCTTCCATTCGCACGCTTGCCCGTTCTGCTCGGGCGCGGATTTGATCCAGTAACCATACCCGCCAGCAATCGCCATGCACGCATCAAGCATTTCGTCATTTGATGATGATAGGCATTTCGCCTTTAATTCGCACATATCGCAACAAAACATTATTCGGCCTTTTGGTTGCACTGCCTCGTGCCCTTCAAAAAACCCGGTCCCTTTAATGTTCGGCATGGTCAACCGCCTTTCCTTTGATTTTACGTTCCTTTAACATCCTTCCCCTTCCTCGGCTTTTTCTTACCCTTGCCATTCCGACCGCCTCTCCGTCCGACCTCGCAGGCGAAGTGAAACGGGCCTTTGGGCTTACCGCAACACGGGCACAACTTGATTTTTGTCGCTCTCATAATTTTAAGCTTTTGCCTTGCGTATCATTTTTTCGGTTTTGTTTTCACCCGTCTTGATCCGGCGCGAAACCTCATCCATTAAGTCCAGCAGGCTAAACCGCTTCAATTCCTGCTGTGCTATTCTTTCGGCGTCAAATCGCTTATCAATCACGCCGCATATTTCAACTTCCGTAAATCCATAATTTGAATAGCGCACCTGAAAGGAAGTGGGGACAACGCTAACGCCTCCCATATTGGACTCGGCTAATAATAGGTAATTTGGCACCCCGTTCATTTCAAATCTCGTCAAGTTGTTTTTCCAATTCGGCAAGGCTGATTTTGATGGCCGCGATTTGGCGCAAAATGTTTTTCACCTGTTCGATTTTGGATGAATTATCTTCCGCTTCAATTTCCTTCGCCGCCTGCTTGATGATTTCGCTTCGTGTTTTCATTCCCGACCGCCTTTCGTTTGGTTGCTATTTTTACCGACGCGCAAACTGTAGCAATTAATAGCCGCTTATTCAACAATTATTTATTCAGCCTATCGAAATCGCGATAAACACCTTGATTCTATTGGGCGAAATGCTTTATAAAAAAACTTAAAAACCCGGCTTTACAAATAGCCGCTATTATGTCATTCTATATCCATGCAAGCGGGAAACCAAACAACGGAGTGCGGGAAGATGAAACGATTAACACCCCATGACCAATTAGCAAGCGGACAGTCTGTTTCCATCCCCGGTTATATCGGCGTGGTTTTAAAAGCGGATTGCAAGCGCGATCAGCACGGCGGACCTATCATTGTTCACACGCTCAAATTGACGCATAAAACAATTTTGGGAATTGCGGGACACGTCAAGCGCGAATTGCTATTTAAGCCGATTACGAAGCAATGCAATTACAGCTTCATAAACGTACTTGCCTAAACACCACGCCCCGACCCGGCGGGTAATCCGGGGGAAAGGATGACAGGATGAAAGAACAACTCGAAAAACTATCAGATATGATCGACACGCGGATCAATGCAATTTTGGACGGCCAGCCAAGTGATGAGGGAATCGCTAAAATTGAGGAATTGCAACTCGTAGACAGTTGGATACGGGATGCCATTGAAGCGGAAGAACAGAAAGAGAGCGATCAATGAACGGATATATCGACGCGATAGGCATGATCTTAATCGCGGCACTGCTGGCCATAACCGGCGCGTTAATCATTGCGGTCTGGCCCCCGTCCGTCCGGCGGGATGCTGGCGAGTGGGTTAAGCGGGTGTTAAAATGAGAGAACTAACAGACACCCTCCTAGACATCGCCGCACCGCCCCAGCGTGCGACCTTGCGAGCGTCCGCCATTAAGGTTGGCTACCTGAAAAGCATGTTGCACATGCGGCATTACATCGAACACGGGCGGGAAGATTCGCCCGGTATGCTGTTCGGTCGGCTGGTGCACATGGCGGTTTTAGAGCCGGATAAAAAGCCGTCAATCTGGACAGGCGGACGAAAGGCCGGGAAAGAATATGATAACTGGCTATGCGAGCAACCTGAAGGCCGGGAACAAACGACAACGGCGGAATGGTCAGAGGTTCAGGCGTGCGCCGGATCGGTCCTATCGAACAAGCAGGCAGTTGAATTACTGGACGGCACCAAGCGCGAAATGGCGTTGTTTTCAGAAGTGACGCAATACGGTAAAGTGTCCGCCCGGTTGGACGCATGGAAGCCCGGAGTGTTGCCGGACCTGAAAACTACCGGGC